GTACTAGCGTAAATGCCCTAAACGGAACAGACCCTGTAATAATAGTAGTGCCTGCTACTTTATCATTAGTAATTTGAGTAAAAGCACCTGTACCGCCATTAATCAAATAACCATTAAGTTGATTATGAAAAAATAACCAACCATTGTCTAATGTTTGTACAAAATAGACATTTAAAACAGGACCTGTAATAGTACCTACAGTTGTTGTTGTCCAATCGGCAGGGTTTGTTTTATAGACAGTATTATCAATAACTGAATATAAATGATTCTTAAAATAAGTAATACCCTGAGCCTCTCCTGCTGCTACTGTAGTCAAAGCAGTTAAACCAGGTCTTCTAATTAGCTGACGTTCTTGATCCTGAGTTTCAAAGTACCCATTGACTGTTTTAGAATCTTTAGTTAAAGTTCCGTTACGAGTCTCAATAGGCTGTGCTAAAGGGATACGCTGAATAGGCATTAGTTAGGTCTTCCGAATGTGGTGTTAGCCATACGTAAGTCTGCTTGGAAGAATGTAGAAGTAGCTTCAACGTCCCAGTCAACTAGTTGATCCTGATAAGCTCTAGCTCTAGCTGCAATCTCTTGACGAGTAGAAATAGGTAAGCTATATTCAATAGCTAGTTGATCTGCTAAGTTCCATACTAAAGTATTCATCCACTCTGCAGGGAAGTCAGGTACTTGTCCACCAGCAGTAACGTCATCCATAGGCTGCTGACATACAAAGTACAAGTCATACTGAGATGAGGCATTCTGATTAGGAGTTAAATAAACAACTAACTCGCCATTGTTTTGACGTACATTATAGTAAACAGAGTTAGCAACACCAGTAGAAAACTTAGATCCTAATGTGTTGTACTCTTGCTTACTAAGAAGCTGCATAGGAGTATCAATAGGAGGATTAACAGTCTTTTGACGTAACCAGGCTTGGATAACCTTTAAAGGCTTAGCAGTATCTAAGTCAGTAGCAGGGTTGTAGTAAGCAGGGCCAATATTATAAACAGTTTGTGCGTTTACTAAAGGAATATGTAAGACGTTTACTTTCCAGATCTTTAAACCTTGAGTAGCCATCTGTTTAATGAGAAGGTTTAAAGCAAGAGAAGCATTAATAGTAGTAGCTGAATCTGGAGTATCTCCAAGTTCAAGGACTCCTAGCTTACGTAAAGCAAGCTGAATAATTTGATCCCTGGTTACAGTAAAAGTACTAGACATCTTAATCCTTAATGTAGTTTAGCCAACAAAGCTACTAACGTTGTAATAATAAAACCTACTGAGACAAGAAGAACTTGTTCCAGTCTTTTTAAACGAGCAAAGATACCAAGATAACGTTCAGCACATACAGCTTCATGTGAATTTAAACGTGCTTCAATGTCATCCATTATTGAGTACTTTCAGTAGTTTCTTGAACAGTATTTACTGGCATCCATTTGCCTGTGTAGCCCATTGTAGTATTTATATACCGCACTTGCATTTCTATTGTTCCGTCAGACTTTTGTAAGTGACGGAATTCAGGTGTGCTATTAGGGTATGCTCTACCTTTATCATATTCAATCATTAGTATTTACCTTCTGCAAACACGTTTACAAAAACTGTATTATCTTCTAATGCTTCAATTTCATGCCATTCATTTGCTGGTAAATTTAAAGGCTGGCTATTCTTATCAATAATATAGCTACGACCTTCTAAACTTATTTTACAAGAACCAGCATTGCACATAGTTGCATGACTCCAGCCATGAGAATGCTTAGGCAATCCGTGCCCCGTGTTTGCATGGTACACCTGTAATTGTGCACCTTCGTAAGTAAATAAATGCCTAGGGGCTACGGTTTTAATCATGCAGATTGAGTGCCAGTAGATGTAGGTTGGTTTGTTTCTGGTGCTACGTAAGGCAATACTTCACCAAATTCACCAGCAACTGCACGATTATGCAAATCTACACCATACGGCTCTGAATCATAGGAGCAAGCACCAAACGGCATTTCTTCATTAAATTCTTCCCATTTGATTGTTAAATGAATTGCTGTTCCTTCTTCATTTAAATAATAAGGGTCTTTTGCGTATTGTAGTGTGAACATTATTTTCCTTTCGTTAAGATACTCTAACAGCCAAAGTTACTGCGGAATCACTATAGTTTCCATTACCGCCTCCCCACCTCCAAGAACCCGATAAAACATTATTTCTAGGAACTAAAATGCTGCTGCAACCAACAACAATTGAAGTTGTGTCTGTAAGAGCATAATTTGACCCATAGCTCATGACAGCATTCAGTCCACGGACCATTGCATACGCTCCAACAGTATTCCAAGCTGGTGCAGCTATGGTTAAAGTTCCAGTAGAAGTAATTGTACCGCCTGATAATCCATTACCAGTAGCAATTGAAGTTACTGTTCCAGAACCGCCTGTACCTGTAATTGTAACTGCTCCAGAAGAAGCAGAAACAGATACTGTACCAGCACCAGTAACAGAAGTCACACCAGTATTAGTAACTGTATGTGTAGCTGCTCCTGTAGTTGTTACAGAAGAAATAGAAATACCTGTACCTGCTACAGCAGTTGCTGAAGTTACGTTAGCATTAGTATTAACAGGTGCTGTAGATTGTGTGGTTGCATCTGGAAATGTTACTCCAGAACTACCAATTGTTGTTGATGCCATTTATAAACTCCTATGAATTAAGGTGTACCAGCAGATACAACAGAACTTGCTGCTGTAAACTTACCAGTATTGTCTAAGGAAGCAATAGTAGTTCCTTGATATTTAAAAACTAATTTACCGCCTTCTTCTTCTACAGTATAATTAGTAGTAATTAGAGCCTGGGCAGAAGCTGGATTAATAAAAGAATTTAAACCTGCTGCTGTAACTCGTAATTGAAAACCATCACCTACTGCAAAAGCTTGAGGAGTGGTTCCTTCTTCTCCTCTAACTACAGTAACAATATCACCGCTACGTGCTGTACATTTAACAATCTCCATGCTGCCTGTAAGCTGATTAATTAAAGTAGCATAGAAAAAGTTACCTCCAGTAGGAGTAGGGAATAGATCACCTGTCCCACCATTCAGGTAGATAGTAACATCTACGGCTGATATAGGATAAACTAATCCTGTAGCAGCATTGTTAGTATATAATGGAAAACCCATTTCTTATCCTAAAAGGTTAGTGTTAAGTAGATAGCCATTGACAACTTTTAAGTTATCGTTAGTAGCTGGCTGTTCAATAAAAATCCATTCTGGCTCAGGTCTGGTAAATGGAGGAGCTTGGTAATCTGCAACACCTCTAACAAAGTCTTGAGGCTGTCTGGGTTCCCAACAACGGTCATCAACCATGATACCGTCCCAACGCATTCTCAACTCAGAAGCTTTAACTTGTCTTCCGCATTGACCGCATAAGCACTTCCAGTCTCCTCTAACGTAACTAGGACTGTAGCTCATGGCTTAAACCTGGTAAACGTTATAAACAGGAATGTCACCAACGATGGCATAAACGTTACCATAGTTAGTTGTTGCTACCATTTCTAAACGATATGTAACCTCAGCTACGCCTTGAAAGACTCGTTGAGAAACAATAGCACCGCTAATTACAGGTAGACCTGAAAGAATAGCAGTTGGGTTAGCATCTTGACTATCTACAATAACAACGTTACAAACAGCAGAAAGAATAACTTCACCAGTAATCAATACTGGGCTATAATCAAATGAGAATAACTCATTCTCTTCGGTAATTTTATATGTAAAAGAGTTAGCCATTGTTGGATCTCGCAAAAATTGTTCTAATACGTTTAACTGCTATGAATGTATTGTCTGCTATAGCTCCAAAAATGGGGAAATATCCCTTATACAGTGTAACTATTGGAGTACAAACCACTGTAAATATAAGAGATAATCCCTTTTGCAGGCTTATTATACCAGAAACTGATACAGAAAGCAAGTAATTTACTGCTTTTTTGATACTTGCAGTGGTTGTTACAGTAACAGCTAATAAATTAACATAGATAATAGCTTCTAAAAGAGTAGCTGTATTGCTTACTGTAGCTGTTAAAGTAGTAAATAAACCTCTTAAAAGGCTTACTGTACCTGTCACAGATACTGTAAATAGCTGATACATCTCTTTAAATAAGCTAGGAGTAGCTGTCACGGAGGCCAACAAGGTAGTAGCAGCATCTTTAATAATAGTTACTGTAGTAGTTACTGTTACCCCTAAAGCTATTAAGTGAAAAGCAGCGTCACTAAGAACTACTAATACAGTTTCTGAGATTAAACTAAAAAACTTATCTATAAATCTAGGGATTGTAATAGCTGAGGTAACTGATACTAAAAGATCTACAATAAATACTCTAATATAAGTAACTGTAGCTATAGATGTAGATAATACACTTAATAACTGGGTAGCAAGTGTATTACCACCTGAAAAGCTATTGTCAGAAAAGGGTTCTTTTCCGAACATTATTTAGCCTTTAATAGTTCTACTTCAGCACGTAGGGCTTTTACTTCTTTAGCTAGTTCGATAGCAGCTACCAGGGCAGCGTTACCATAAGCTACTGCTAAATAGCCATCACCATTGTCTAGAACAGCTTCTGGCAAGACTTCTTGCAGTGATTGAGCACTTACCCCTGCCTGAGTTAATTCAACGTCATTACGGTCATATATACCGCTTTTAACGTTAGCTAGTTTCTCAAGGAAGTCAGGAGCAACTTGTCTCCAGTTAGTCTTAAGTCTTTCATCAGAAGTACCTGCGACAGACGTAGAAGATAATGCACCAGTAGAAGGCACAAAAGTAAGCTTACTGCTTGTTACGCTTACACCACTAATAGTACCTGAGGTAGCAGAAGTAAATGTAGGATACAAGGCCGTAGCTGTAGATGTATCATTAGTTACTGTAATACCTGAGCTAATAGTCTGCCAGGTTAAATCACCACGTAAGTAGTTAGAGCTGCTTGCAGTGCCTGTACCTAAGTCTGCTGCAGTGACTGCTCTGAATGTCGGAGCACCTGCAGAACCACTAGGAGCAGCTAGAATATAG